CATTTATGTCAGGTCTAACACTAGCTTCAATTCCGACCGATTGGGGTTATATATTAAGATTAACTGGAACAACGCTAGAAGATTATTTCAACTATCAAAATATACAAATAACTGCAACAACAACATCAAATCTTACTGATGTAACTACTTATTCAAATTTAACCCCTCTAAAAGTTGGTTTTAACGTCAATACAGACGTTTATAGCGATTATTTAGGGAATACTATACAAGGTGTTGATCGTGTTACTAATATTACTCCTAATGCCGTTACATACGTTTTTGATGCTAATGCAAATGATCCAAATATTGGAACTTTAACCCCTGAAACAAGTGGACTTATTTATAATGATTTCTCTGGGTTAACAAACAATGTAACAATTAATGGAGTTACAACAACTCAACCCCTTTCAATCGTTTCCTATGTGGGACAAGGGATTAACATAACAAACAGTTCATTAAGTGCTCAAACATTCCAAGAATACCTATTTGGTAGCGTTTTTCCACCAGAAGTGAATTCAGATGTTAATATTGACAGATCAACCAATAGCGTAAATGAATTATTGTTGAGACTATCTGAAATTTCTAATCTCGATCAACTTGTTAGTTATAATAATGGAATGTTTAATGTGATAAGTAATTAACCCATTTACTTTTAAAATAACTGAATTATAATTGAACCTATTATGAAAAGAAATAAAACAATTGAAGCAGAAGCTAAGACTAAAGATAAATTAGTTGTAGATAAGAAGAAAACTAATAAAATACCAACTGTCACTAAAAAGAATAAATCTTTAACCGATAGTAAAACAAGTAAATTGGCAAAGGTTAAAGACCAAGAAAAAGATAAAAACACTAAAACAGTTGAAGATCATAAATTATGGATTGAAAAAAGGAAAACAAAACAACGTATACTTGAACTAGATGAAGTTTTAACCGACTCACCTGACGATATAGAACAATTACCACCATTAGACCCTGAAGTAGAAAAAGTTATATTGGAAGAATCAAAAAAGAAATTTGAAGAAGCATTAATTAAATTTAAGACTAATGATAGTGTCTTTAACCAGATTCAATATCCATGTCCTTATGAACCAAAAAGAATGAATCGTTGGATATTGAGATTTCCACCTGAATTAGGAATTAGACCATGGTTTTTAAAAGAGTCACAAAGACCATCCATTAAAGTTAAAAAGAATATATTTGGTATTAAGAAAATAACTTACCCCGCAATAACTTCAGTTTTCCGTGACCCTATTGGTCCATCAGCAACTCAAGCAATTATGGAATTATTTGATAGTGGAAAGAAATTTGACTATCAATTAGAAATGTTAGATCCAACTGGTGTTGTGGTTGAATCTTGGGTTATCATTGGTTGTTCAATAACAAAACTTGATTTTGGATATTTATCAATGACTGAAGATGATATTGTTCATATAACAATGGAAATTGAACCTTCAAAAATCAAATTAAATTTTTAACACATGGCGACTGGACTATTTGGAAATATTAGAGGGGCTGATGAATTACCTGCAAATATGGAGGTATTTCTTCATTTTACACCAAGTTCAGCTTCACAAGGTGATTCAACTTTAACCAAACTTGACCCTACAACGGTATTAACTCAAGTACCTAACCCTAATAGTGTAAATTCAAATGTTACTTTTTTTGAACCCATGCCGGGTATATATACTTTAACCCTTCCAACCGCAAATTTTTCCCAAGTTGGAACATATACGATTTTAATACGCCCAGTAGAAATAAGAACAACAATCGTAGATACTGGGGTTTTATCAGCTTTTCCAAACATCCAAGGATTAGTATTCGACTCATCATCAATACCAACCAATTTATCAAATTTCTTTGCAAATAATGGTCTTACTGGGTTTAAAATTGAATATTTATCTGATACTGGAAAAATACCAAATCTTGCAAAAATTATAACAAGTAATTCATTCGCAACACCAGTATCACAGAATACCACCGTTGCGTCTCAGAAAAGTATATCTTATGTTTATAATGATAGTTCTTCTTTAGTTTTTTGTACTGTATCACCAAGTTCAACCCCTTCAACACTTCCAAATGCAACAAATTTTATCGGTACCCCAGGCATGAATGTCATCATAAGCCCAACCACATTTAATCCTCAAATGATTCAAATTGAGGTTACACAGTATGATTTGGATAGTATAGCAGTTGGTATCTTTGGAAATCAAAGCAAGTCAATTGCTGATGGTATATTTACTATTTATAATTTTGATAATCAAATATATGCTCAGTACAATGTTTATCAGATTTTGGATTCTCTGACAGGATTACCACTTTATGAAATAAAGTCACAAAAAACATCAATTGATTTCACAAAAAATTTTAATAATATTTCTAGTCCATCAGCATAAATTATTTGATAAGGTTTATAAATTAAGTCTTTAACCTATATTTATACTTGAATAAACCTGAAAAATGGGTTAAATTTATAAATGGCTAATAACCCTACAATCAAAGTACCAAGTTTCTTTAAAGGTCCAACCGTATATCCGTTGGCTGAGGTTTCTTTGGTTGACTTCAGTATAAGTAATCCAGCAGGTACTTTATTTTCATTAGGTGGGTTTAGTGTAAGTACCAATCTTGATGAAACGACTACTGTAATACCAAAAACCAGTAATTTCTCCAATTTCGTAACATTGAGTTCAATGAACCTTACATTGTCTCAAACTATTGATTTATTAGAAAGTAACAGTACACCCATATTAAATTTGGATCCAAGCCAGTTAACAAATTATGCGCTTTTTGGGTCTTTAACCAAATTTATCCAAAATGAGTTAGAACAAATAATTCTTAATTGGCCAGCTAGTTTATATTGTAATAGTGTAGTTACAAATCCAATACTTCTTGGTTCAGGATTATCAACTGGTTATACCGTTTCTCAATATACTTACAATCAATTAAATAATATTTCATCATTTCAGGTTAACACCAATATTATAAGTAATAACTTCCAAATAAATTATTTATTAAACGGAACCATTCAAAATTCATTTTCAACAAGTAACACTTTAAGAAATTTAACAGTTAGTTATCCTAATTATAGTGTCTTATTCAATGGTAATTATTATCCAATATTAGGATTCACTGGTGCAAGTTCAAATATAAATTCATTTATTTATTTGACAGTTCAAGGAAATGTATTTTCAGGGTCACCATCAAATAACTCAGCAACTTATTATATTGTTCCTAATCAACAACAACAAGATTTATTTTTTAATGGGTTATCACCATTTAGTTCATATGTCTTAAATAGACAAACATTACCATTATATACTAGTAATTTTACTTTTACTGAAAAAGCAAATAATGGTGTTTTAATAACGAGTCAACAAAGTTTAACTTGGCCAGTAACAAATGGTTACGATATCGATTTTTCAACAGTTGCATATACTGGCTTCGCTGGTACATTATTAATGATTGCTCAAGATCAAGATTCAACAGTTTCTGATTTAATAACAAGATTTTTAGTACCTCAGAGTATTATTTCTTTTGATACCCCAACTAATAGTACATCACCATTTTTTTTAGATTCAGAAGACGAAGATACAAGTGGTGGAAAAATGAATAAATTATTAAAACTTTATGGGCGACAATTTGATGATATAAATAATTATATTTCTGGAATTCAATTTGCAAATACTATCTCATATGATAAAAAGAATAATACACCAGATTTATACATAAAACAATTAGCAAAAGTTTTAGGTTGGGGAACTATTTCTAGCGTATTGGAAAATGATCTACTAGGAAATTATGTTAATACACAATCTTCTAGTTATAGTGGACAAAGTGTTGGATTAACTTTAGTACAAGCAGATACTGAATTATTTCGTAGATTAATTTTAAATTCTGCGTGGATTTGGAAAAGCAAAGGAACACGAAAAACTATTGAATTTTTATGTTCGTTTTTAGGTATTCCATCTGGATTATATTCTTTAAATGAATATGTTTATTTAGCTGATCAAGCAATCGATGTAAATCTATTTCAAGAGGTTTTAATATTGAATGGATTATCTGATGATATATCAACTTATGCGATTGATCCCAATGGTTTTCCGAATCCTCCATCCTCAACAGCAACTAATTATTTCCAAAATTTTGGGGGTTGGTATCGTGAAACCATCGGTCCAAACTCAATGCTGGATGTACTTACAGGAAATAATCCGCACCAAGGAAATTATGATAATGGTCAAAGTTATTTAACACAATTCACAACACTAATTCCAAATTTTTCAGCGGTAACTATTAGCGGTCAAACCACCATTCTAAACACAGATAATTTATTTACCAATTACAATGATGGTACATTAGATTTCTATTCAGGGACAACTTACGTTGATATTGAAACTGAAGACGGTGTAGATCTTTCAAATTGTTATGTGGTAACACCAGAATTCATTCCAAATCCATTTCCTAACCCAAATATAAATTCTTGTGGTTGTCCAAATCCGACTGATCAACAAGCATTAAGTATTTGTATTAGTGGTAATACACCAAATTTAAACATAAGCACATTTAATTGTAATACTGATTTAATTTCAGTTAGTGATGGTGATAATGGATATTATACATTCTCTTATAAACAATATAACCCTGATGGTTCTTTATATGTTGATAGATTCAA